GCTCATAGCTTATCTTAAAATCTTGTCTTAAGCCCTAAAAATACTACTTTTAGGGCTTTTTTGTTTAAAAAATAATAATATTTTACTTTACTACTAAACTTATATATTTTTAGTATATAATGGGAACAAGGAAAATTGCCAATTCTAAGAAAAAACCTTCCTCATCTGCTAAAAAAGCACCAAAAAAGTCTAAAAATTCTACTAAAATAATAATTAAGAAAGAAAAACCGCTTAATACTATTCCTTCTATAAGTAATGTTCCTATTTTCCCTCAGAGTTCAGTTAATGCTATTATTACCTATTTAAAAAAAGGTAGGCCAGAGACAGAGTTTAAAGCTGAATATGCAGAACAAATACTTATCATGATGTCACAAGGTATGGGTATAGAGACAGTGTGTTTATACTTAGGTGTAACGTGTGATGTTATGCGGAAGTGGCGTAAAAACAATAAAAATATTGACAGTTTAATAAAATATGGTAAACAGTTAGAGAAGCAATGGTGGTTAGAACAGGGTAGACTTAATATTTATAATAAAGATTTTAATCATGTACTTTGGATGATGAATATGTCTAATCGTTTTGATTGGAATACTAATAAAAAGGAAGTTAATGGCAAAGTAGCTCATGCTCATTTACATAAGCATGAAGTGGCATTACAAGCTAAGGTAAAGGAAAGTAATGACGAAGACAGAATGTCAAATGTCTTATCAATTCTCTCCAAGTCTGGTGCATTCATTAGAAAAGAACCAGTACGAAGAATTGAAACAGACATTGACACCAAAACTAACTGATTATATTCCTCATATTCCTACACCAAAGCAACAGGCTTTTTTATTATTAGATATAAAAGATGCTTTTTACGGTGGAGCAGCAGGCGGGGGGAAATCAGATGCTCTACTTATGGCAGCATTGCAATATGTGGATGTTCCTGGTTATGCCGCTTTGCTTATCAGAGACACATATCAGAATTTAGTTATGCCTGGGGCTCTGTTAGAAAGAGCGGATACATGGCTTGGTGGCACAGATGCAAAATGGGACGGTCAAGCAAAGACCTGGCTATTTCCTACAAAGATAAAATTAAAAAGTGGTAAATATATAGATGGGAAGCCTGCTTCTATTACATTCGGTTATTTAGATAAAGAAAAAGATCATTTACGTTATAAATCAGCTGAATTTCAATTTATAGGTCTTGATGAGGCAGGGGATCTCAGATGGAATCAAATTATTTATTTATTCTCTCGTTTAAGACGATTAAAAGGTCATGATGTACCATTACGTTTTAGATTAGCAAGTAATCCCGGTGGTATATCACATAATGAGATAAAAAATAAATATGTTGATTCTAAAACCAGAAAAAAAGGTGTAGCATTTATTCCAGCTGGTTTATCTGATAATCCATACCTCGAGGCAGATGAGTATCGAGACTCATTAAGTAATTTAGATCCAGTCACTCGTCAACAATTGATGGAAGGTGATTGGAATGTTAGAAAAGATGCTACTACTTTTATGCGTGAATGGTGGCAATTAGTAAATCATGTTTGGCCTAAAGATGAAATAAGTAGAGTAGTTAGATATTGGGATATGGCAAGTACCAGTGATAAAGGTAAAATTACAAAAGAACCATGTTATACAGCCGGTGTACGTATGATTGCTCATAAAGATAAAATAAAAATTATGATTGATGATGTTATAAGAATTCGTAAAGATCCTAATGCATTAAGAAAAATATTAAGACAGACTGCTGATATGGATAGAGTGGAATATCCCGATATTATAACAGTAGTGGAGCATGATCCTGGACAAGCAGGAGATTGGCAAATATCTGACATGAGGCAGAATGTATTTTTTGATATTCCTTTTAAAAGTATTAGACCTAAAGGATCTAAAGTAATTAGAGCTATGCCTTATGCTAATAAAGCAGGCGATGGTTATGTATATTTAGTAAAAGGGCAGTGGAATTTAAATTATATAGATGAAGCAGAGGATTTTCCAGATGGTGACTTCGCTGATCAAATAGATTCCAGTAGTGGAGCGTACAAAGAAGTTATGCATGGATTAGTAGGTGGTGTACGTGTTAGATCTATTGGTGGATTAAGTAGTAAGAGAGGAAAGATATAATGAATGAAATAGGAAAAAAATTAACATGGCTATTGGCTATAACAATATTTATTGTTGGTCTTCTTATTCTTTTTACTCAAGATGACATTAAAATGGATAAATATTTGGATTTATGTAAATTTGTTTCTCCTCTTATTGGTATACCTATGATAGGCATAGCCACTAAAAGCATTATAAAAGAAAATAAAGGAAATAAGGAAAATGAATGAAAAAATACAAGTTCCTTTTATTTTTGTTTGTTTTTCAGTTATTCTTTTCTTTGCTATTGGTATATGGGCAGGATACTCAGTACAGTCAGGAAGAGATAAAGCAGAGCTTAATAAAATTACAACAGAATTATCAGATATACTCATTATCAATAAAGAACTGTCAGAAGCAAATACAAAGCATATTGAAACTATTGAACGATTACAAGGATTTGAAACAGAAAGCACCAGACATATACAATTACTTGAATCAGGAATTGCAGAGCTTGAGAGAAACGGAACAGAAAAAGACAGACGAATTGAGCAAGCTGAAATTATCATTAGAAGATTATCAGAAGAAGTTGATAATCTCGGAAGAAAAGTTGAAACAGACTCAAGAAGATTTGGAGAAATACTTAAAGAATTCGGATGCACAGAAAATAGTGATAATAACGGAAACATCAATAATAGTGGTGTTAGTTGGAATAACAATAATTTTAATTACTATAAGGTAAATAAATAGTATGGCAACACCAACACATCATTACCCGATGACAAGAGCTTATGTGTCGCCTACGCAAGTTTCAGACATTATAGGTACGGCACATTTACTTCCTGGCACAGGGCAAGCTATTCATTATTCAGAAGGGCAAGTTAAAGGACTTAGCAATCGCGGATTTTTAACAAATAACTTTAGAGGGTTAGCCGGTGGCACAGACCTTGGTGAGAGCGGTTTAACAACAACCTTACCAGATGCGTCTGTTAGTATGTCGCTTTTGATTCGTGTGCATGGAGCAGCAGGGAATACAATTGCCCGGTTTTTAGGGACAGGCGGCCGGTATCTTACGCTCTATGGGGCAGGTGATATTTGTCTTAATGCTTCACTTACTTATAGATTAATACCTGTTACGGGATACGCGTATGGTACTTGGTATCGGTTGACGTTAGTCAGGGTTGGTACGACCACGCAAATCTGGCTCGATGGAACTAAGCTTGATGACTGTACAGCGATGGCTTTTGCTATGCCGTTAGGTGCTTTTAATCTGTTTGGTTATAACGTTGGAGCAACAACAGATTATCCTGCTCCGGTAGAGGTGTCTGATCTATGGCTTTATAGTGATGCTTTAGAGCAGGCTGATGTTGACGCCTTGTGTGCAGCGGATGGAAATAACCCTGCATCATACAGTTGTTTGAATCTTGGCAGTTCCTTTGGTGGACATGTACCAAGTTTAGAAATTGAGTATCTTACTCCTGCCGGTAATACCTATAACGAATTAGCTACCATTGCCAGTACTCCAATGATAAAATACACCACTAACGGCAATGCATGTCGTGAAGGCCGACAGGTTGGGGTACCGGGATTAACAGAAGCTAATTTTTACGGTGAATTCTACATTCCTGCTGGGTGTGCTTATAATGAAGATGGGACTAGTCCGGGACCAGGTTATATGCTACTTATGGCGCAGCGCTCGGTGAATCTTTCTGCTACTGGTGCAGACTATATTTTTTCAGTTGAGTGTCAGCATACAGAAGGAGCGATTAATCGCTGGAAAGTAACATGGTACAATGCTGCGGGGACAGGGACAGTTGTTAATATGACTGGGGCAGGAACAGCTATTCCTACAAACAGAGCTTTTAAAGTTAGAGCTTATGTGAAGTATGCAGATGCTGCTTCGATTATCCAGGTTTGGATTGACGGTGTACAAGTTGCTGATATTTCAAACGCTAATTTTACAAGTAAATCTCCGATTAAAGTCGCGGGCTTTGGTTTATGGCAAGGTACGCATATTGAAGCGTTCGATGCTGATACAGCCCCAAATAACTATTTTGCAATCGGGAAAAGCTACGTGGGGCAGACTGAATATATTGAAAATATTAGTAGTCATAAGAGAAGATTAAAAGCGGCTATGAAGTTTATTGCTGCATGAGTATATAAGGAGAATTTAAATGGCTGTAACGGGCAACGGAAATAATAATTTTTGTTTCACTGCAAGCGGTGACTCATTAGCTGGAATACATTATTTGTTAGGTGTACGAGTTGTATTTAGTGCTGGAGCTGCTGGTAATTCTGCTTTATTAGTAGATGCACAAAATTCAACTATATATCACTGTGTAGCTGATGGAGCTAATTATACAGATGGATGGGCTGTATTGGATGAAGTTAATGGTGTAGCGTTAGCAGCATTAACAGGAGATGCTGAAGTTTATATAAAGGTTAGAAAGTAATTAAATGGGAATAGTTAGTTTCTTTACAGATAAAATTAAAAAGAAAAACATCACTTTACCTAAACAGAAGGAATCTCGTGTTGCAGCTATAGCTACAGGATTGCCCTCTGTTATGTGGCCTGAAAAAGATTATAAAAAATACTGTGAAGAAACTTACATGAAAAATGTTATTGGTTATAAAGCAATTAAACTTATAGCTGATGCCTGCTCTTCTGTTCCTTGGGGATTATTTGAGCAAAAAACAAATGGAGAAAAAACAGAAGTATTTAATACACCATTTAATAAAATACTTTTGAGAGCTAATCCCTGGGAATCATATACTACAATTGTTTATTCAACTATTGCTTATTTATTATTAGCCGGTAATAGTTACCAAGAAAGAGTTAAACCAACATCCGGGCCAAATAATATTTATCCTAAAGAGATTTATACACATCAACCAGATAAAGTAAATTATGAAATAAATCAAAAGAATGGTCGAATTGGAAAGTATGTATATCAGGATGATGGTAAAAATGTAAATTGGCCTGTAGATCAATTAACTGGACAATGTGATTTATTACATCTTAAAATGTTTAACCCTGTAAATAAATATTTTGGTATGGGTGCAACTGAACCGGCATCGAGAGACATAGACATAAATAATTTAGCTACTGAATGGAATATGCGCCTAATTCAAAATCAGAATAGACCAGGAATGCTTTTATTATTTAAAGGTGTATTAACTGATGAACAATATGAAAGATTAGACAAACAGTTTGCAGAAGTAACGGGACCAAGTGAAGCAGGAAAAAGTTTAATTCTTGAATCTGAGGAAGGTGTAATAGATGCAAAACCTTATAACTGGTCACCTGCTGAAATGGATTGGTTAGAAGCTAATAGAGAAACAGCCAGAAGAATTAGTTTAGCATTTGGTGTTCCTTCGATGATGTTAGGAATTCCAGGAGATAATACTTATAGTAATTATGCAGAGGCAAGAGCAGCTATGTGGGAAGATAGTGTTATACCCCTACTTAATTATTATAGAGATGAAAAAAATAATTGGCATTTTGGATTAACTTATGGAACTAATCAATCTGTTTTAATGTATGACTATTCTTTGGATAAGGTGCCTGCTTTACAAATAAGAAGAGATGCAATATGGCAAAGAGTAAAAGAAGCTGATTTTTTAACTATAGATGAAAAGCGGGAAATGATCGGCAAGCAAGCATATGAAGGACCAGATCCTACAAAGCCAGGCAGTTATATTTTAGTTTCTTCATCTATGGTTCCGTTAGATGAAAACTTTGTAATGCCTCCTGAAGATGATCCGAATGATCCTAATGGTTTTAATGATGAAGGTAATAACGAATGATAAATCTAAATGATGCAAGAGCTAAAAGAACCGCTTGGATTGTATTTGATAGAATGCTTAAAAGATTTGAGCCTTTTATTTATAGAAGATCAAGAGCTTATGTGCTTAGACAGTACAATAGAGCAGCTCGTGTTGTTGAGATAGGATTACCTGATAATTATTTAGATATCACTATAGATAAAGAATCTAATTATTTTAAAAATCTACTTATAACTTTTTATCGTAGAGTAATAACTGCGTTTGCAACTATGCTAATGAATCAGGCTAAGGATGACTTAGGAACAAGATCTATTTTTTGGGATCATGTAAATAGATGGATAAATAATAATGTCGGTAAAAAGGTTACTCGTGTAAATAAAACAACTAAGGATAGAATTAAAAGAATAATAAGAATTGGCATTGAAGAAGGACTGTCAAATAAAGAAATAGCCAGTCGATTAACACTCATAGGCAAAATTGATTCTATGAAAAGAGCTAATCGAATAGCACGAACAGAAACCCATCAAACAGCTAACAAGGGAACATTTGAAATGGCTAAAGAATTGAATATGCAAGTTAAAGAGTGGTTAGCTGCTAAGGATGAACGAACAAGAATAGCTCATAGACATGCATCTGGGCAAGTAGTTGAAATAGATCAACCTTTTACAGTTGGGGGAGAGAATTTAATGTTCCCAGGTGATCCAGATGGATCAGCCGAGAATGTAATTAACTGTCGATGTACTCATGTATTTAGAAGTAAGAAGAGGGGGGAATAAAATGCCTTTTGATTTTGATAATTATGATTATATAGAAGATCCTAAAAACTTTTTATTTGTTAAAGAGGCTATTACAGATGAAGGATTTTTTAGTGGTTATGCTTCTACATTTGGAGGGAAGCCAGATAGCTATGGGGATCTAATTAAATATGGTGCTTTTTCTGAGACACTCATTAAAGGTGGAAAATTCGGATTAGGAATTAAAATGTTAAAAAATCATAATTCAGATAATCCTATAGGTATTTATCCTGAGACTTTTGAAAATCAAAAAGGGTTAAAAGTTAAAGGACAGATAGAAATAACAACTACAATTGGCGGTGATGTTTATAAGCTTATGAAGATGGGAGCTATAAATGCTTTATCTATAGGCTGGGAGCCATTGCGAGTAGATAGTAAAGGTAAAAAAATACCAATTGAAGAAGCGATTGAATGGGATAAAGATTATACCATAAGAACATTAAAACTTATAGATTTATGGGAAATATCTCCTGTTACTTTTCCAGCTAATAATAGAGCAATAATAACTGATGTTAAATCAGCAATTGAAAATGCTAATACACCAACACAAATGGAGAGGGCTTTGCGTGATGCTGGGTTATCTCGTAGTGTTGCAAAATATATAACAAGTCTTTGTAAACATTCGCTTAAGAATGAAAGGACTTATTATAATGATGATCTTAAGGTTATGTTAGGGGGACTAAAAAATGTTAGCGATGAGTTAGCATTGGGTGGACTACTTAATTCTTTAAGATCAATTGAAATTCCTACTGTGCAGCGAGATGTTGCAGCTGAGGGCAAATAAAACTTTTTAAAAGGAGAAAGAGAACTATGCCAGAAAGAGATCCTAATGCATTGGCATTAGAAGACAAAGAGCTTGCTGTACAGATTCAAAAAGAAATTACCAAGCTTGGGGATCAGGTAAAGGATAACTTTACAGAGTTAAATAAAAATTATGTGAAGTTAAAGGAAATTGTGGATCGTAGTAAAGATGACTCTTACGATAAAAACTTTATCGATAAATTGGTTGTCGATATGTCCACACGTCAGGAAACTTTGGATAAGAAATTCAAAGAACAAGGGGAACAAGCTATTCAGAGATTAGACAATCTTGAAGTAGCTATGAAAAGAACTGGTTCAGGAGATTGTAATCCAAATGTAAAATTGTATACGAAAGAACAGGCTGAACAATTTGTATCAGCTATTCTTTCTTTGCAATCAGGTGGAGAAAAATCTGTCACAATAAATCAAGTAGAAGATTTTTTAAAAGCTAATAATGATGCTAATTTTTTAGGTGATTATAATAGTGCTTTTTTGAAATACATTCGTCAGCGTGGTGATGGAAAAAACTGGCATCCGAATGGTGGATTACTTACAGCTGGTGAATCTAAAGCTATGCTGTCCGCTTCTGATCCTGATGGTGGTATTCATGTTCCTGTTGCTATGAGTAATATGATTATTAAAAAAGTGTATGAGAGTGATATAATTCGTTCTCTTGCTTCTGTAGAATCAATTACTACTTCTGCTATGGAATGGTTAGCTGATCTTGATGAAGCATCTGCTGGATGGGAAACTGAAACTGTCCAGGGTAGTGAGCAGAATACACCTAAATGGGATAAGCGCCGGATTGGTGTACATAATATGTATTACAGAGCTCGTATCACTCAACAATTGATAGAAGATGCGGCGATAAATGTTGAAAACTGGTTATCAAGCAAAGCCGGTGAAAAGATGGGTCGAGTTGAGGGTGTATCTTTTATTTCTGGTACTGGTATTGGACAGCCTCGTGGGTTTTTAACTTATGCTAATGGGACAACCTTTGGAACTATTGAACAGGTTAATATGGGTGCAGCTGCTACTCTAACAGCTGATGGTTTTATTAGTGTTAAATTTGCTTTGTTAGAAGATTATTTAAATCGTCAATCAGTAGCATGGGTGATGAATAGAAGTACAGTGGCAGCAGCTATGAAAATGAAATATGGTGATGGTACTTATATTTGGAAACCATCTATGATTGCAGGAGATCCTACTTCTAATATTCTTGATATTCCTGTACGTATGAGTCCGACTATGCCGACTGTTTCCGCTGGTGCTTTGGCTGTTGCTTTAGCTGCGTGGAAAGATGCATATATGATCGTAGATAGACTTGGTATTACTGTACAGCGTGATCCGTACACTGCAAAACCTTTTATTGAATTTTATTTCCGCAAGCGTGTTGGCGGTGATGTACTTAATTTTGAAGCAATTAAACTTGGTGTTATTGCTGTTTAAATTAAGAAAGGAGGAGATATAATATGTTACATGATGGATATAGTGAATTTAAATGGCTGCAAGCACTTGAACCGCAAGATGTTGCAGCTGGTGGAGCAACTAACGGAGTAACAGTTGATAGACGTGGATATCAAACTGTTACATTTACTGTTAACGTTGGTCAATATACTGGTGGTGGTGCTTTTTCAGCGGATAACAGGTTTCAATTAAAATTAGAGCATGGCACTACTTCTGCTCTTGGTGTAGATACATGGTCTGAGGTTTATCCCAGTCAGATGTTACATTCTGTTGTCGGTGGTGGTGGTGCTTATAGTACACTCAATTCCGGTATTTGGCAAAGTATTACTTCTGCTAATGTAAGTAATGTTTATGCTGTAGGATATATTGGTCCACGAAGATATGTAAGAATTGCTATTAGTGAAGTAGGAGCCCCATCAACAATGTCTTTTGCTGCACAAGTACAATTAGGAAAACCTGGTATTTGGCCGGTACAAGATCCGCTTCCTCTATAATTCGTTTTTGTTGTAGGTAAATTAAATTTTACCTACAACTCTTTAAAAGAAAGGAGATTTTAAATTGAGTGATGCTACATATCAACCTAAGATACAAAGACGAAGTGATGGAGATGAATTAGGTGTTGCGGCTGGTGGAAAAATTGACTTAGAAGATGCTACTTCTGAATTTGGATTTGTAGGGGAAGATTTTACAAGTCAGCAAATGAGAGGAATAGCAAGAAATGCTAATGGATCATTGACAGTAACTAATCTTAGCACTGGTAGTACAGTATTATCTGACTTAGGGGGGAGCTCCCCTCCGGTATTGCCATCTACATATCATGTAATTAATTTGTCATGTACTGGAACTATGACAAATGGATCAGCTCGTTTGCCATCAGCTGAATCAGGAAAGTTTTTAATGATTCGCTGGACTCCTACTGCGGGAGGTAGTACGGCAAGTCTAATTATTTATTGTTCTGGAAATGCTGGTGGTATTGCTGGTGCAAGAGTAATAGGATCAACGGGATCAGATTGTTCCTCTATTAGTTTGAGACAATCAGCTGCAAGTTTTGCTAAGTTGTTATTATTTGGAGAAGCGGATGGTGTATGGTCTGTATTAGCTGCATCTGGACAGGTAACAGAGAGGATGGCATAATGTCTGATATTAAACTTATTAAAATCAGAATGAAAGAAAACTGTCCAGGTTCACCTAACGGATATCAAACTTTTAATTATAAAAAAGGAGAGGAGTACTCAATTCCTGAAAAATTAGCCGATGTATTTTTAAATACATTAAAAGTTGCTGAAAGAGTAATTATTTCTCATGCTAAAAAACAGGTAGAGGAGTATGATGAAGATTTAGTTGTAAATAAAAAGAATGCCCCTAATACTCGTAATAAAAAAATTATGGGCGAAGATAGTAAGGAAGATAAATAATGTTAAATAATACCCCATTAAATCAAAAAGCAAATAGGGCATGGAATGTAACAACTCCCCCAGCTATTGAACCAGTAACCCTGGAAGAGGTTAAATTATGGGGTAGGATAGATGGGAGCGAGGAAGATGATATTCTCGACTCCCTGATATCCACTGTTAGAGAAAACATGGAATTGTACTTAGGAAGAGCGTTGATTAGTCAAACTCTTACTATGTATTTAGATTATTGGCCTGGAAATATTGTAAAATTGCCAAGGCCTCCTTTAATATCAGTTACATCTATTTCTACATTAGATGAAAGTGATGCTGCTACAATATATGACAGTGATAATTATTATCTAATGACTAATGCTGTTCCGGGTGAAATTATTATTAAACAGGGAGTTGAATTTCCTTATAATTATGATAGAGACAGAGGAGGATTTAAAATAATTTGGGTTGCTGGATATGGTGCATTAGCTTCTAATGTTCCCGCCACTATTCGAGACGCTATTAAGCAATGGGTGGTTGATTCATTTGATAATAGAGTTGTTTCAAGTGATCCTCCTGATTCAATGCGTAAAAAACTTATGTCTTTTAAAGTTAGTAATTATGTATATAGCAGATAAATTGAAACATCGTTTTCAAATTAAGAAGCCTTCTCTTGATGTTAGTAATGATAGAACTGGTGGATTAGATCAAAGTTATGAAACTATTGCCACAATATGGGGAGCAATTAAACCAGTATCAGAGAATATAGTTGTAGCAGCTATTAGAGGGGTTAATAGTGAGGAAGTTGTTACACATATAATTACTTTTAGGTGGATTGCTATAAAGTCTTTAGGTAAAGCTTTTAATAGTGGATTTGCAGAAGGGGTAAAAGGTCTATCAGATCTTAACCCATTAAAAGCACAATATTATATCTTTAAGCAGGAAGGATCATCTGTAAAGGGGAGAATGTTTCGCATAGTTGGAATTATGCGTGATGAGAATAATTATGATTATATAAAGGTGCGTGTCAGAGAAGTAGAGGAACAAGGGACAGGTTATGGAAACGAATGATAAGAAACCATTACATATAAAGGTCACTCCAAATAAAGAATTATTAGAAGCTATTAAATATGCGTCTAACAAAGATTTATTAAAAGATATACAGAATGAAATGGTTAATATTGGTATGGAAGCAGATGAGCGAATGAAACGCTCAATGTTAAATACAGGTAAAGCACATTGGTTTTATCGCAGACCTAATGGAACAATTCATTTCCCTTCTGCTCCTGGTTATCCTCCGGCTGTTGATAGTGGAAGATTGATTGGCAGTATTGTGTTAGATGTAAGAGAAGGATCTGTAGAAATAGGTAGTAATGAACAATCCAAAAGTGGATTAGTTAATTATGCTTTGCCATTAGAGGAAGGAACAGATAGAATTAAAGCCCGTCCTTTTGTAAAACCAATAGCTGATTGGATGGAGAGTGTAGCAAGTGGCAGATTGTTTGATGTTATTAAGGACAAATTATGAAATTAGGAAAAATAGTTTTAAAATTACGTTTAGCTAATACCACATTTGAAAATATGATAGGTGGGGCTGTCGAGTTAACAGCAGCAATAAATAATACATTAACTAAAGAAATGGCATTTGTTATACCGTTGATTGATGATGCAAGAGTTAATGAATATGATAATTTTATAAATCAAGCTATCACTGAAAGATTTGGTGTGGTTGTTGCCTTACGTAATGATTTAGACTTTGCTGATAAGTTGGGTATTGCTGCTTATGATAGATTGCATGATATACGCAATGAAATATTTTCTGCTATTCTTGGATGGCAAATAGCAGAAGCGGAAACTATTACCTATTATAGAGGTGGTAAATTAGTTGGATTTAATTCTGCTTATTTATATTATCAATTTGAGTTTGAATATCAATCAAGAGTAATAAGTGATAAAGGAGATAGAAGAAAAATATCTCTTGTTGTTAATGATAATATAGATGAACAAGAAACAGAAGAGACTCAACTTTTTGAAAAAATATATGCATGGACTATTCTTTCACCATCTGAAAGATTAAATACTCCTATTGATTTACCATTAACAGATATATTTCCTGACTTAGGTCAGGCTATAGATATGCAAAGTGATCCGGGAGCTGGTGGACTAAATAAAAGTTTTAGCACTGGATTTAATATTTATGATTCAGCTTTTACAAGATAAAGGAGGTCAAAATTGACAGTATTTGTAAAACCTAAAGAAGGTTTACTGGTAAGAGATCCAAAAACTAAAACTCCAGTTCCAATTGATGGCATGTTAGTCGAATTAAATGGAACTAATGGCACATATTGGAGACGTAGAATAAATGATGGTGATCTTAGTGTAATAAATAAATTAAATGACAATATAGTTCCTTTTAAAAAGGAAATTAAAAAGGGAGGTATTAACTAATGATACAGTTTAATAATATACCGGATACAATTCGTACACCTGGGGTATGGACTGAGGTAGATAATAGCAGAGCTTTACAAGGATTATTTTCTAATCCTCATAAAGTTTTAATTCCTGGACAAATGGTAAGTGACGGTAATGCTACTAAAGATACACTATATGCAATTAGTACAGAAAATATAGCTGATGGTTATTTTGGAGCGGGATCAATACTATCAAGAATGTGCAGAGTGTTTAAAAGAAATAATCCTAATACAGAATTATTTGCTGTGGCATTAAGTGATAATGCTGCGGCTACAACAGCATCAGCAAGATTACATTTTTCTGTCGCTCTATCTCATAACGGTGGATCTTGTTCTGGTGGTGATCAATATATTCGATTGCTTGGCAATGGTTCTAAATTAGATGTCCTTATTACAAGTGGCTGGTCTGTGCAAGACATTAACTCAGCGTATAAAACATTAGTAAATGCTAATAGCTATTTACCTTTTGTTGCTTCTTTTGCTACTTCCGGGGCACTTGTTTTTTCTGCTGTAAATAATGGTGAATGTGGTAACTATATTGATTTACAATTTAATTTTTATGAAGGTCAGAGTCATCCAACATTTTTTGGTAATAGTGTAACTATATCTGCTTTTGCTGGTGGGGCAACTAATCCTAATGTAGGTGATGTTTGGGCTGTAGTAGATGCAGAACAATTTCAACATATTATCAATCCATATTTTGATAGCACTAATCTTGATTCTATTGAGGATGAGTTAGACGAAAGATGGAAGCCTTTAATTGATAAACCAGGGCATATGTATTATGGATATAGAGGTACGAATGCAAGTTGTACCACACATGGAAATAGTAGAAATAATATACATACTACAGTAATAGGTTTTAATGGTTCTCCTACTTCTCCTGAGGAATGGGCATCTGCATGGGGAGCTGTTGCCGCTTATAATTTGAATGATGATCCTGCAAGGCCATTGCATTATCTTAAACTTAAAAATGTAATTGCCCCAAAAATTAATAATAGATTTACACAATCTGAACGTAATGTATTGTTATATGATGGTGTAGCTACTTGGATAGTAGATGCTGATGGTGATGTTGTAATAGAAAGAAGTATAACGACATATCAAAATAATGCTTTAGGAATTCCTGATTCAAGTTATCTTGATATTCAAACATTATTTACACTTATGGAAATTAGATATCAATTTAAAGCTCGTATGACAACTCGTTTTATTTTACCAAGATTTAAGCTCGCTTCTGATTCTTATCCAATACAAGCTGGTAGTTATGTGGTAACACCAAAAACAATTAAGGGAGAAATTATAGCTTTATTTACTGAACTGCAAGAAGCAGGATTAGTAGAAAATATTGTTGATTTTATAAATAATCTTATTGTTGAAAGAGCTGATGATCCTAATAGAGTTAATGTCTTATTAGCTCCTGATTTAATAAATCAGTTTAGACAATTGGCTGGTAAATTGCAGTACATTTTATAAGGAGAAAAATATGTCGAGAGTCACAGGAAGAGTAGAAATATTAGTAAATGGTCAATTGCTCCTACATAAAAATGGAGCTGTGGCTAATGGTATAGGTATATCAGGAGAGGCACCTTTTGAACTAACACCTGTTATGGGTGAAGGTGGCATACATGGTTATGTTGAAACACCAATAGAGGTCTCATTAGATGTAACAATAACTGATAGAGATGATGTATCGTTAGATACATTAGCTCGTATAAGGGAAAATGGCACAATTATTTTTAGAGCTGCTGGTGGGGGAAAATCCTATACTATGCAGAAAGCAACTTGTACACGTAATTTTAAAATTACCTCTGGTGAAGGTGAAACAGTTGTAAAGTTTATAGGTCCATTTTGGACAGAAACAGTGGAGAATAGTTAATGGCAGAGGAAGCGGTTACAAATATAACATTAGAATATCCCATAACTGTTCAACAAGATGATGGATCTAAGTTAGTTATAGATACATTAAAAATAGGTAGATTAAAAGCTAAACATTTAAAACATTTACCAGAATCCATGCTTAATGGTAAAAAAGGGCAAAAGGCAAAATTAAAAGTACATGAAATTATTCCTATGGTTGCCGGGCTCACAGGGTATTCTGAAACTATTATAGAAGAAGTTGATTTAGATGATTTATTTAAAATTGCGGATGCCATTAGTGAACTAATGGGGGAATAGATGACTTTGGCTGGGAAATAATTTTTGACTGGAAGAAGACAGTCAGAGTCATAGCAAAATATTATTCTTTTTCCAGTTCTGAAATATGGGAAATGGAGATTCAAGAACTTTGTTTTTGGATTGAAGGGATACAAGAGATGATTTCTACAGAATAAGGATTATTTGTTTTTATGGCTGGTGAAAAAAAATACAGCATATCTGTATTATTACAACTAATAGATAAATTTACTCAACCGATAGGTAAGGTTAATGCAAAATTACAAGATATGGCTGGCCGATATGAAAAAATTGGATCAACTATGAGTAAGTTTGTGACTTTGCCTATTGTTGGTCTTGGTGTAGCGGCCATAAAAACAAGAGCAGATATAGAAAAGTATGATGCTTCTTTTACTACTATGTTAAAAAGTGGAGATGCTGCTAAAAAGTTTACTAAGGATTTAAGAGATTTTGCTGCTAAAACACCTTTAGAATTTGGAGACTTAGCAAGAAATGCAGAGTTAATGCTTGCATTTAATATTCAATCTAAAGATGTACTTCCTACATTGCAGATGTTAGGTGATGTTGCAAGAGGAGATTCAGAAAAACTTAATCAATTAAGTCTTGCATATTCTCAAATGTCTGCTACTGGCCGTTTAATGGGTCAGGATTTACTACAAATGATTAACGCTGGTTTTAACCCATTAACAGTTATATCTGAAAAAACTGGCAAGAGCATGGCTCAGCTTAAAGATGAAATGTCTAAGGGCATGATATCTGTTGATATGGTGACAGATGCTTTTAAATCTGCTACCTCTGCTGGTGGATTATTTTACAGAGCTATGGAAACACAAAGTAAAACTTTTTATGGTCGTCTTTCAACACTTAAAGATAATTTTACAATATTTTTAAGTAAGTTAGGTGATGTAATGTTTCCAACAATAAATAAAATGTTAGATGGTTTAGCAGGTATTGTTGAGTGGTTAAGTAATCTTGGTGAAGGAACTAAAACTTTAATTGTATTGTTTGGGGGACTTGCCGCAGCTACTGGTCCGGTATTATTTGGATTTGGTAAGTTAGTTGCTTTATTTGCAGGAGGTATAACACCAGTACATTTGGTAATAGGTGGATTAGCTATTTTAGCTACAACTATGATGGCCGTGAGTGAAGCAATTGATAAACATAACAAGCGTTTTACTATAACTGCTGATAATGCTAAAAAAGAAGCTGATCAAGTCAATGATTTAGTTAGTGAATATGAGATGTTAAAAAAGAAAACTAATCTCAATACACAAGAAAAATTAAGGTTAATAACTGTAGAAAATCAATTAAAAACAATATTACCAGAGACTGCTTTAGTATTTGATGAGCAAGCTAAATTAATAGGTATAAATACGGAAGCTGTTAAACAACATATATCCGAATTAAAAAGAATTGAAAAAGTTAATCTTGGTGATGAAGTAAAAAGACTTGATAAGTTAATTGGTGATTCTGAAAAAAAGATATCTGCTTCCCGTACAAGACAAAAATTAACAGCACAAGAATATAGTAAAGATAAATTAAGTAGAGTTGACATAGCAACAATGGGATTGGAAGCAGCATTAGCCGATCAAGAGATTCGTAAAAAAATAGCTATGGGAAAAATTGATGAAGAGTTAAAAAAACTTATAGAAGAACAATTAAAACTTATTGATCAAAGAGCAGAGACACAAGAGCGTTTAAATGAATTAGAAAACAAAGGGAATAAAAAACAAAATGATGATCTTAAAAAACAAAATGAATTATTAAAAAAGAATTTAGGATTTAAAGAAAAACTTGCATTATTACAAACGGCATTTTCAAGGTCTGGTGGTTTTGCCGTTGAAAGAACAAGAGGAATTGGGGAAAGTATCGCAGCTATGAATGCAAGTAGATCTGCAAATGGTAAAGCAGAAGTAACTATTAAAGTTAAAGCTGATCAAGGAACTACAGCAACCATAGATAATGTTAATAAAAATGGAGATATAGGACTGAATATTATTTCAGATAGTTATTTAGGACATACAGTATTAGCGGGGTCTAATTAGTATGAGTTGGCGAGATAGATTACAATCAGCATCTTTTAAAGATGCAAAATTTTATGTTCTTGATTCTGAAAGATCAGCTGGTAGAAATGTTGTTTTACAGGAATTACTGCCTGAGTTAGATGAAGGTGACATCGATAGCCAAGGAGTTGTTTATACAGAGGATTTTGGTCAAGGGTTAGATGAATTTACAATTGAAGGCTATATAATATCTAATAAACAAAATAATTTTGATTATATGCCTGAACGAGATGCTTTAATTGTGGCATTAAGATCATTTGGTAAAGGTACATTAAAACATCCATATTATGGTGATATAGAAGTTAGACATGTTGGAAGAGCGTCAATAAAAGAAAGTACACAAGAAGGTGGAATTGCTCGTTTCTCAATGCATTTTGTGCAACATAAAGATTTACCTCCTCCAGCTAAAACAATTGATGCTAATAGTGGTGTGGATAATACTGTAGATAATAGTATTAGTAGATCAAGTGATTCTATGATGCAGAATTTAATATTAACTGGCGTGCATATTCAAGAATTAGCTACTTCTATTAAAGATTCTTTACAACAGTATATAAGTGTTATACGTTCTATTAGAGGAACAGTATCACAATTTCAGGCGGAGGCTACAGGTTATTTATCAGATTTTATAGTCACTATTGATGATGTCATTGATTCTCCATTTGATGTCATTACTACTATACAACAAGCAGGACAACAAATATTAAATGTTGTTGGTCTTGGCATTGAAACGATTATAGGTGGCACTATTGGTTTATTTAGTGGTGAACGTAGAGGCGATGTTACTGAGCTTAATGGACAAGATATTCCTAATGATATTGGTAATTCTTCAATAGATAATATTATAATTGCTTCTTCTTTTAGTTTTGAAGATATAGCATGGATTCCAGAAGAGCAAATAATAAATACTAAACTAATGTTAGCTTACAATAAAATTGTTCTTATGGGAGTAATAGCTAAAATTGCTATTAGAACCAATTTTGATTCTCAAGAAGTTGCTGAAGAATATAGAGATAAAATTAAATCCATTATGGAAGAAACATTATTAGTGATAGGTGATTTAGTAGATCATGATATAGATGATAATCAATTATATATAGCTATGGATGATTTAAGAAATTCTTTTATGTTTAATTTTGAAATAAAAATATCAGGTATTGCTAAAAGTGTTAATTATAGTATTCCTGCTGATGGCATATCAACATTACAATTAGCATATAATAAATATTATGATTTGGATCGTGCGCAGGATATTTTTAAACGTAATAAAAATATAATTAAGCATCCTGGTTTTTGTCCAGGTGGTGAGGAATTAAAAATATTAAATGCTTAATTTAACTTTTATTACTAATAATATAGAATTTACACAGTGGAATAAAATACAAATATTTAAAAGTATGAATGCTATTAGTGGTGGAGTAGTATTACAAAGTCCTGATTTTGAAAAAGGCACTCCATCAAATTGGAAAATATATATTGGTGATGAATATCAATTAAAAGTTGGTAATGCTATTATAAGTAGTGGTTATATAGATAGAATATGTCCTATCTATGGTATAGCCACTAATAATATTTCTTATTTTAAATTTAATATTTTTTGTAGAGATAAAACATCAGTGTTAGCTGATAGTGTTTATGATAAATCAGAAAATGAATGGAAAAATGAAACAGTATTAAATATTATTAGAAGGATTTGCTCTGCTTATTCGATAGAAGTGGCTTATGAAAAAACAATAAATACTGAAGTAAATAAAAAAATAGATAATTTTAAACATAATGAAGGTGATTTAGCTATTACAAGTATCATTAGGTTAACTAATGAAATTGGAATATTACCTATTAGCTATGGTGATAAAAGACTTACTCTTATTAAGGGGACTACCAATATATTAAGCACTGATGCGATAGATGTTGGTAAAAATGTTAAAGAAGTTAATTCAGAACATTCTAATACTGATAGATATAGTAATTATATTATAAAGGGCATTGGTTCTGGTAATGACAACAAACAACTAATAGATTTTATACAGCCTTATGGTGAAGCAGCTGATTCTGTAATTTCTAATTACCGGCCTCTAATTATATATTCTGATGTATTAACAGACAATGGCAAATGCCAAGCAAAAGCAAAATGGGAAAGAAATATTAGGGCTGGTAATAGTAGAAAAAAAATGTATCGAATGAATAATTGGATACAAAGTGATAGTAAATTATGGAATATAAATACAATTACTCGTGTGAAAGACTGGTGTGCTAATATAGATAAAAATATGCTTATTAGTGAAGCTAATTATATCTATGATGCTAAAAATGGATCTGCTTGTGTCCTTACTGTAGTTGATAAAAATACATATTCTACTAATGATGTTCTTATAAAAGGAGAATTTGATAGATGATTACAGCACAAGATATTTTTAGATGGTTACAGCCGCTTAAAAAAAAGATTATGTTGTTGGTTGGTAGATGCATATTAACAGCGGTAAATAATAGTGAAGGTACACAGAAAATACAAATCAAAGGACTTAAAAATGAGACTGCTACAGATATAGAAAGATTTCAGGAATATGGTTTTGAGACATACCCAAAAAAAGATAGTGAGGCTTTAGTTTTATTTATAAATGGCAATAGAGATAGTGGTGTTGTTGTTTGTGCTCATGATAGAAATTATAGACCTAAAGATCTTAGTGAAGGTGATGTTTGTGTATATGATTATAGAGGTTTAAGAATTACTTTAGATGCTACAGGTATAACTATTAAGACAGGAGATGCATCATCCTGGAAGCCTAATATATTAGCAGTAGATCCTTTTACTGGTATGCCTCATGGTGGGGCAACTGCTGGTATTATAAAATTAAAAGGAGCTTAAGATGGCATTAAATGGAGATGCTTTAGGATTAGCTATGCTTGCTGCTATGGATGCTTATGTGGCTACTTTGCCTGATCCAAAAGAAGATAATTATAATCGAGCTGATGGGTTTAAAGAACTTGGTAAAGCAATAGTAGCTTATATAATTGCTAATGCTATAGTTACATCAAATGTAGTTGTAACAAGTGTTAGTGGTGTAACTACGGGGCCTGGTGTTAGTGGGCCTGGTACTGGTACTGCTACTGGCACAATAAGTTAAGGAATATTAGATGGCACATGATATAAAAATAATTTATAGAGAAGATTTAAAAGAATTTGACATTAAATATGCTAATGGTGATTTATACAGAGAGAATGGAATGACCACAGCTGTTTTAATGAGTTTGTTATGTGATAGAAGGGCAAATGATGATGATCAATTGATAAATGAAAATGATAAAAAAGGCTGGTGGGGAGATCTATTAGAAGATGATGGAGATAAAATTGGCTCTCGTCTTTGGTTATTAAGAGGTAAAGCTGATCAAGAAGCTTTAAACTTTGCTAAAGAAGCAATTAAAGAATGTTTACAATGGTTTGTTAATGATGGTGTATGGCAATACTTTGATACAGAAACATATAAAATAGGAGAGCCATCTAATTATATATTGGGTTTTACTATTGATGCTCATTATAGTAATGGTCAAAAAGTTTCTTACAAGTTTAAGGGACTTTGGGAAAATGAATTAAGTTTAAATATAGCATAGGAGAAATAAATGCCCTGGGAAAGGCCAACATTAAGAGAAATAAATACACGCATACAGTCAGATCTTGCTGCTAATTTAGATGGCATTGGTGCTCTACTTAGAAGATCTATTTTAAAAGTGCAAGGAAAAGTTTATGCTGGTGTAGCGCATGAAGAATATGGCGCGATACAAAATTATAAAGACAATCTTTTAATATCTACAGCTGATGAGGAATGGTTAGATAAACATGGAACTGAATTTGGTTTGCCGCGTAATAGAGGAAGTAAATCAACAGGCTCAGTTATAGCTACAGGTACTACAGGACTAATAATTGATAAAGGTAGTAGATTACAAAGTGCAAGTGGAAATATTTATATAATTGATGATGCTGTGGTGTTAGTTGGTGGAACTGTTAATGTAGTTATCACAGCTGAAAATGTGGGAGAGGAATATAATGAAGATGCTGGAACTATTTTAAGTTTTGTCTCTCCTGTCTCAGGTATAAATAGCACAGTAACTGTTGATGGTAATGCATTAACTAATGGCACAGATATTGAAGAAGTTGAAGCATATAGAACGAGATTATTAAATAGAAAAAGAGCAGCCCCTCATGGTGGTACTGATTTTGATTATATAAATTGGGCTTTAGAATATGGAGTTGTTACTCGCTCCTGGGTAATAGAACATTATCAAGGGGTAGGCACTATTGGTTTAGCATTTGTAATGGATAATGATGAAGAAACAATTATTCCTTCTGCTGCTGAAATGACTGCTGTTAAAAATTATATTATTTATCATAATGATCCTAATACTAATCTTGAGACAGGTATGCCTGTAACAGCAAAGTCAGGATTATTTATGATCCCTTTACAATTTAGAACTGTAAATATGACAATAAAATTATATCCTAATACTGCTACTATACAAGCTAATGTAAGAGAACGATTAGTTGATTTATTTAGAGCATATGGGGGACCACAAAAAATAATTGCTTTATCACAAATGAATGAAGCAATATCATCCGCAGCCGGAGAGATTATGCATAAAATTACTATCCCTATTGATGATGAAGTGGGAGCAGTAAATGAAGTGCATTTGTTAGGTGATATTACTTTTCAGGATTATAACTAATGGCAAGAACAATAGAAGATTTTACAAGATTGTTAATGTCTCTTTTACCTCCTTCCAAATTTGGATTTTTTACAAGATCTTTATATTCTGATTCTTATAAATATTATAAAGGGGTGGCAACTGAGTTTGTAAGAGTAGATCAAAGAATGCAAGATCTACTTTATGAAGCATTACCATCATATATAAATGAGATGTTAGAAGAATGGGAAAATGAATATGGATTACCAGAAGCTGGTTTTAGTTTAGCTAATACAGACGATGGAAGAAGAGCAGAAATAAAAGCTAAATTTTTAGAAGTAGGAAGACAAGATGTTAATTATTATATCCAAATTGCAGAAGCTTTAGGATATACAATCACAATAGAAGAGTTTTCTCCTGCTTGGATGCATGTTGTTACTATGGGAGATCCTGTAGGAGGACAAGAAAATCTATTTTATTGGAAAGTACTAATCGATTTAGATTATATTACATCATCTTCACAAGTTAATATTAGTAAACTTATTTATAAAATTAAAAGAGTAAAACCGGCACATACTATGGTGTTATTTGACTTTGTTAATGCTGGATATAGTAGAGGATTTAATAAAGGATTTAAAAGCATTCCTCATTATGATAATAGTTGGGATGGGCTTGATTTTGATAGAGGATTTAATAATGGTTTTAGTAATGCTTATGACTATGATGGTGTAGATTATGTAGGTGGATTTAATCAGGGATTTAGTATCGCTTATGATCGTTATTCGGGTGGTGCTTATAACAATAATGGTTTTAGTATTGGCTTTATAAGGCCAAATTGAAAATAAATAGAAAGGAATTTTAATATGGCGGATACGCAAAGAACAAGAGCACAGCAATTGGCTTTATTTGCTGATAATGTGACAGGAGAAATATCACCACAGGATCTAAGAGATTTTTTAGTCACAGTAATGGAAGAAGAATTTGCAAATCCTGGAGATTTTTGGAAACAACCAGAAACAAGGAAAGTAACAACCGATGCATCTGCTAAAGGTTGGAAAGATTATAGTCAGATTGTGGGATCAGACTGTTCCGCTTTTAATGTGTTATATTTAACAGTCAGTGGAGAATGGAAAAAAGCAGATGTTGCCGCTTCAGCTAAAACAGGTGTATTAGCTATGGCTATGGATAGTTATACATCTGGACAAAGTACTTGTATAATGTTACGAGAGGGAATTGTATACTACTCTGCATGGAGTGCAACATTCTCTGGCTATATTGGCAGACCTATTTATCTTGCTTCTGGTGTAGCAGGATCTATTACTGTGACTAAAACGACACAAAGTGAATTAGTTATAGGATTTCCTGAGCGATCTGATGATGGGGGCACAGCAATTGGTAAATTCAGATTTAAACCTGAATGGGCTGTTAGAGGAGTATAATAATGCATAGAATAGAATCATCTAACATGGATGTTATTGATGGTAAATATCAGTTTAAGGATGGTCCTCCAGGGACCACCTTAAATAGTTCTTTTATGAATTCTTTAATGGAAGAAATTTGTTATGTGATAGAGCAAGCAGGATTGCAAGTACTTACTAAAAACACAGACACTAAAACCCAACTATGGGAATCATTACAAGCTCTTGGTAGACCATACGATTTAATAGTTAGCTCTCAAGTTGTTTTTAATTCTATGATAGAGCGCGTTGGTGCTAATCACTATCAAATAAAAACACAATATAAAAGTATATTTGTAAAAAATATAACAGGAGGGTACAATACTACATCTTGGCTTAGTGATGGAGACACTTGGGGATACTTAGATACCAATCTATGTGCACATATAGATTTTGAGGAAGGTGCATATATAAATGATAGTGGCACTTCATTTTATATGCATTATAATACAGATTATGGTAAATTTAATAATATTTTAATAAAAGGAAATGGCATAGCCACAGCTATACAATATTCTCATTATAATGATGCTCAATACTGTATTTATACAAATTGTGGTGTAGATAGTAGAGAATCAAATGTTTTAGTTAAACATTTTTATGGTAATTCTGCCACACCAGAAAATCAAAATTCATCTAAATTTATTGGTTGTTATGTTGTAAATGATTTAACAAGTGGTGGTGCTTGTAATGCTTTCTATCAATTAAATAATTTAGTATCTTGTTATATAGATTCAATAAATGTTGGAACTGGATTCTATGGTTTTAGATTATGTAAAGCCATTACAAATCCAATAATTGGCCAATTTGATTCTGGAGCAGCACCAAGTTTTATATTTTATGACTGTCGTTCAGTTAGTAACATATCAATTGACAATATAAACAATTCATCATCCACAAATCTTTTTTTCGCTACATATAGCATAACATCTGTTTATATTGGTAATATTACAAGTTCTTCAAGTATAACTGCGTTTCAAAATTGTTCTGGTGTTAGTTCTGTATTTATAAATCATTTAATAAGTTCTGGAAATAATGTATTTGGATTTAATACATGTTCTTCTTTATCTGCCATTGAAATAAATGAAATAGCTTATACGGGAGTTGGTGCATTAAGTGCCTGGGGATTATATAATTGTACATCATGGTCTGCAATAACTATAACAACTATTACTGTCGGAGGAGCAGGAACAGCTGAAGCAATTCATAATTCATCTTATGGTGCTGCTCTTAAAACAGCCATAGCTGCTAATAGTGGAAATGATTGGATTGACTCCGTAGATGCTCAGATAACAAATAAAGTAAGTGTTCCAAGTGTATTTACTTAAAATTACCATCTTTTAAACATTGATGATGCAAATATTATGAATAAATATAGCACTCCAGTTAGTGCTGATAATAAATGGGACTAATTAAAGGAGGATTAAAAATGAAAGAGAAAATTGAAAAAGCATTAAAAAATCCATTAATGACAATGGGATTATTTTTAATAATAATTTTATTATGTGTTTTTGTTTTTAGTACAAGATCATATGATATGGTATTACAATTAGGAGATAAAAAGTTTCATATCACACCATCTAATTTAGAGATTGCTTTTGGAGAATTTGGTGTGAGTATGGTAAAACTTTATTCCATAGAAAATGAAATTATACCCAATGAGCAAGCAGATCATCTTAATGATATAGCTGATTTAATTAAAAGAGATATTATAGATCATCATATTCTGTTGCTTAATAAAAAAGGTATTGGAAAAGAATATTATAATACTGAAGGGTATAAAGGCTATATTAACATAACAGATGTTTGTTTAGCTGCTTTAAAAGTCTCTGCTAAAACTGATTTTAAAAGACTCTCTACAATTAACAAAACAAATGAGGCAGAAGAATTAAATATTTTTATAAAAAATTGCATTGCTAAATATATTAGCGAATATGGTGAATTAGTTAAAAGTAGATGGTCTTTAACTAATATTACAGCGGATGAAAACTATCAATGGACACGAGCTATTGTTCCGGCAATTGCTGAAAAAATAGATAATATTTTTCGACAGGCATATAAAATAAAAATAAAATATGACATCGAGGCTGAGGAATTACGCAGCAAAACAGTAAAAATT